TTCAGGGTTCATTACTCCTGACATGAATCCCGAAAAATTTGGACTGGTTTGCGCCATAGAATTTACAGCAGCATTTTGAAATTGACGCATCAAATCAGGGTTTTGACGTAAAATATCGTCCATTCCAGGCATTGCACTCTTAAACATTGTATTTGTCAAGTGAACCATCATTGCACTACCGCCCAATTGAAACAATAATTTCAATTCAGGAGCCATAGATGCTCTTGACTTGTATTTTTCATATAATTCGGCAAATATTTCATCATAGTCAGTAATATTTTCATTTACTTGCTCACTCCAACCATCTAACTTGATATCAAAAGGATCAAAACGATTATTCAAAAATTCAATACCGTTAATAGCAGCCATTAACATATTTCCTTGAAATTTAATAGAGTTTTGTTTACTCTTTTCTTCCATGATGGTTTCATATTCACCCATCATTTCTGCTAAAGAAGACTCCATATTGTATTTCTTTGATAGCTCAACCCCTTTCTTTTCCAAACCTTCCAACTTTCTTAAATATTTGAATTTTTCCCTTAATAATTCTTCTTTTGACAATTGAGGTCCGCTTGATGAAGACGAGACATTTTTATCAGGGTTTAAAGGGACATTATTGAATTTACCATAACCATCCCAGGTTTTCCCGTCATCTAAAGACTCTGCAGCTGAAGCACCTAAACCAATATTTGGTTCATCATTAAATCTAACACCTCCTGAAAAATTATTAGAATCCTCCATATCAAAATTATTACTACTGTTACCATAGTTAGAAGAAAACATATCTGATTTTGATTTGAAACTATGACTTGGCATATCTTCAGCCAATTCGTTCAATTCATTTTCTAAATTATTCAAATCGTCTAAATCTATGTCACTGGTAGGCTTATTAATATCTTTAATTTTATCATTCATTAAAAATTCTAAACCACCGCCAAAATTGGTTGTTCTTGTTTGTTTAAAATCATTATCGTTGTTCAAGTCCAACTCAGAAATCTCAATTATATCGTTCATTATTGATTTAATAAGAACATTTAATTTTAAGTAATACGAATTAAATATATATAATTTTTAAATTCGTACTTTTGCATGGTTATTGTTACAATTTTTTAGTATTGATAAACCATAAACCTTGTAAAAAAGAATCGGACAAATCGTCTTTTTTTTTATGCGTATTAAAATAAGATAATTGGTTAGTGAAACAATGATCTGTTGTCAAAATTTCTAAACATTTTGAAATTCCTTGATTTTTTCTTGATTTATAATCCTTGGTTGTGGCGTCTTGTGATTGTGATTGTGATTGTGATTCTTCATTTGATTTCGGTTTCCCCGAAGATTGCTTTAATTTATTCACCGAAGAAACAAATTCAATGTGTTCCGTGTTATTGTTCATAATAAAGTATTGTGCAATCATTCCTTGTATTGTCTTCATGCGATTTGCTATTGGACTTATTTGATTTTCAATTAAAACATAATCTATTTTATCTTCTATTGGAAAAATTTTATTGAATTTATTTTTAATATTTTTACCGATTGTTATCAAATCTATTTGAGATGCATTTGTGGTAGTGATTTCTTTGAAACATTTATGTGTAATATATTCATTTATTTTAAACAATAAATCATTTTTCTTAATAGGTTTTTCATATTGAATATTATATTTATCAGCAATATCAATAAGTTTTTGAATCTTTTGTTTATTAATGAAAGTCGGTTTTAACTCACTTGTTGGTATTTGATAATCCTGTTTTTTTGAATGTTTCAAACAAAAATAATTATCATTTAGCATATACTTTGCAGGCTTATTACATACCATACCATTTTTTTCTGCACACTTGCATTTTTGTATTTCATCTTCTTGAGATAAATTGATAATATCCCATTTTGCAATATTAAAATAACTTGAATTTGCATCTTTTTCAAAAAGACAAAATGCTAAATTTTTAATACCTACGTCTATAGATAAAACACGACTACACATATACATAAAGAAGTATATAATTCTTTATGTATTTATTGGTTAACTAATTGTTTTGGTGTTGGATTTACATTATCATTTTGATAATGTGCTGGATTGATTACAGGTGCAATCATTCTTGAATTTAATTGTTCTCTAGATAAATAAGGGTTTTTTAAATCACTATTTGAATATCCATACCCAGGTGTATTTGTATCATATATATTTCTAAATGTATAAGGGACATTGCTTGAAGGTGTTGTATTTGTTTCTGTGTGCGGATCTAATCCTAAATCATAACAAGCTTCAGTAGAGTTGTATTTCATTATTTGTAAACCATTTTGTTGTAAATATTGACGATAAGACCAATTAGAATGAATGTTTTCTTGTTGTTGTATGCGTTTATTAACTACTGCATCAGGCTGCCATGATGCGTAATTGCGACCATCTGCCATTATTGGAGGAAAATTAAAATGAATATTATTGGAACCTGAATAACAAACTGCCCAGGACATATAATCTTATAATATATAATATTACTATATTATTATAAGATATAATTTATAATTTTATAATTTATTCAGCGTTCAGTAATTTTAATAATTCTTGTTTCTTTAATTTTGAGGAATCTGTTGCTAGACCTTTTTCTAAAACAATGGATTTCAGTTTATTCAATGATAATTTTTTATAATCAATTACTTCTATATTTTTATTTATTTTTTCTACTTGTTTGTCTTCTAAATTTGAAATATTGATTGATTTTAAATTATTTATATTATCTAGTAACTTTTCATTGTTATCGTTATAGTTATCGTTATCGTTATAGTTATCGTTATCGTTATCAGATAATTGATTAAAATCAATATCTTCTAAATCATCATCGTTATCATCGTTATCATCGTCATCATCGTCATCATCGTTATCATCGTCGTCGTGACTATTATGGTTATTATTTAAATTATTTAAATTTAGTACTTTAATATCGTTATCATTCAATTCATTTATAGTAATATTATTATTGATATCATCATTATCATCATTATCATCATTATCATCGTCGTCGTCATCATCATCATCATCGTCATCATCATCATCATCGTCATCATCATCGTCATCATCGTCATCATCGTCGTCCGCATCATCATCATCATCATCATCATCAGCATCATCATTATTATCAGCTTCATCATCGGATACAGGAATTAATGTTTCTTCTAAATAGTTATTTCTCTGTAAATTTATTGGTATTTGATTAGGAGTAACATTCATATTCACATGATTCACATGATTTAAATGAAATTTAATCATATTGGTTTCTTCTGCTAAAGATGAAACAAGACTTAACATAGAAGAAATTTTGTGATTTTGTTCTCTCATTTTACTTTCAAAATATACAATTAACAAAGCAATGATTAGTAAGGTAATTCCAAGAAATATCAATAATGTAGGGTTAAAAATATCAGATAAAAATGACATTATTACAATTTGTAAATATTTTATTAATTAATTTATTAACGAATTCTATTGACAAATAGTATTTTCTATTATTTCACTAGGATAATTCATTTCATAAAGCACATTGATACCCCCTTTTACATTAGAAATCCCTTTTTTTAATTCATATAAATAATCTAGTTTATGTCCATTTTTTTTTGTTTCCATGCAGTGGTTTTCAATCATTTTATGTTTATCCAACTTTTTACATACATCTATAAAATGTGTAGTAAGTATTGAATTGACATTTTTATTTTTGATAATGTACTTCATAAATGCAATGGCACTTATAGTAGCTTCTTCGGGATTTGTTCCCGAATATAATTCATCAAATGCGCAAAAATGTGTCTCGTTGTGTTTTAAATCTTCATCAATTATATCAATTATTTCTTTGCATCTACGGGCTTCTGCTTGAAAAAGACTGTCGCGTCCTGACGTGTCAGGAATATTCAAATAACAATGAATATGGTCGTATGGTTTTAATAATGAGGAGTCATAAAAACCACATCCAAATTGCTGCGAAACAATGATGTTGATAAGGGTTGATTTAATTACCGTAGTTTTTCCTGATGCGTTTGGTCCAGATATGATAATGTTTTTGTTTAGTTTTATGGTATTTTTTACATGTTTTTTATCTTTTAAACAAGCGTAGTAACTGTTTTTAAAGATGTTCTTGTTCTTGTTCTTGTTCTTGTTATTGTTTTTAGAGTTATCTTTACTCTTTACAACGTCGGTTGTAAATTGAGCAAAATTTATTTTGCCTTCTTTAATGTTTTCTTGCAATCCAACAATACAATCAATATATCCGTTGAACCCAAAAGAATACATGATTGCATCTTCATATGTTTTATCATCATAAATCTCATAAAAAGTTTTTAAAATATGCCCGATTTCTCCTATTTTTTTTATATCATATTTAAATTCACTAATTGCGTCTAATTTAGACTTTAAATCATTTAATATTAAAACCTTGTCATTTAATGTCTTAATAAATTCAATATGACTATGATTTATTAAATCTTCGCTATATTTTTTATAATTTTTCATTGATTCAATGCTATAATTCAAATAATCTTTAAATTCATCAAAATACTTGTGTATTTTTTTCATGTTATCACTAAATCTATAACAAACTAGTATATTTTGATAAATAGAAAATACATAAAATCCGGCTGATACAACAAGGTAAATTTTTTCTTGAAATGAAACAGATCCAAAATGTGTAAACAATTTGCCTACAGCGTGTTGAGAAATGACAACTTTTAATATATCAATATATTCTTGCATAGTCAACGTTAGACCTTTTAAACGAATAATAAAAAATGGGATAATAAGAATTATTATGGGTACAAAGAGTGAAATTACAGGAGAAGCCATGTTGTAAATACTCATGAATTGTAAAAAAGGTTGTGATTTGTTTAAAAATTCCCACATTGCCCAGTCAATATAGTAATATCGTTCTTTAAACCCAGTGTCTCCTTTTATTTCATTCCATGTTTCAATAATTTTAGTGTATTTAATTTTATCATCTTGAAATACTACACGTTTTACAGGTCTAAATGTTTTCAAGAGTTTTTGATTGTCTTTTAAAAAATCTATGTCAGTTGTGTAATATTTGGTGACTTGATTTATTACTTTTTCAGTTAATGGATTTTTGTTGTTATTTATGTTATTAAAATAATAACTGTAAATTGGGTTACTAGACGCATCAATTGTATTTACTAATTCTAAATCATTTATAATGTTTTCTTTAATGGACGTTTTATTTTTATTGTAATGAATAGGTAATTTAAAATGATCGTTAATATTCTCTATTTTGCTAATACTCATGATTTTTATTATATTTTTAATAGAAATATAATAAAAATATTTTACGAATGTA